CTGGAGCAAGGATAAGAGCGAGCGTACACTGACAGAAGTATCACTTGCTGATGGCGATGTATCGGTTGTCACTTACCCTGCCTACCCAACCACCAGTGTTGAAGCCCGCAAGAAGATTGCTGACGCACTAGATGCCATCAAGGAAGGCCGCAAACTTGATGAGGATTCAATCAAGGCGCTTCGCGATTACCTATCTGAATTGCTAGATATTGAAGGCGAAGAAGAAGATGATGACGAAGAGTACGATGAAGAAGAAGAGATTGAAGATGATTCTTCTCGCGCTGTTGATGTCGTTGGAGATTTTGTAGAATGGGATGCATCAGGCGGAACCGCCCGTGGTCGCATTGAGCATGTAATGAGAGAAGGAGTTCTTGGGATACCTGACTCTGATTTCTCCATCACTGCCGAAGAAGGAGACCCTGCAATCCTCATCCGCGTTTATCGCGAAGTCCGTGATGGATGGGAAGCAACAGAAGTTCTTGTTGGCCATAAGGCTTCAGAACTTCGTGCGATTGACCCACTATCAGCGCCAAGTGAAGAACAGAGCCGAACAATTTCACTTCGTTTGGCAAAAGCAATTATCCAAAACACAAAATAGATTTCTGCTCACAGGAGCAGATACGAAGTCGGAGCGAGACTCACACCCTCAATTGAGCGCCGTGAATCATCACGCCACCACCTCGGACCCTTACAAACACTCACAAGGAGAACTCAAACAATGTCATACCTTGACAAAGTTGTTGAGCGCCGTGATGCAGTGAAGGCTGAAATGGATGCAGTTCTTGAGGCAGTAGCCGCAGAAAACCGCACCGACCTTACTGCAGAGGAAACCGAAAAGGTTGATGCCCTCGTTGAAGAATCACGCTCGCTCGATACAAAGATTGAGAAGTTGACTGCACAGGCTGCAGCAGATGCAAAGGCAGCAGAAGCACGCTCTGTTGTTGCAGATGCACTACCAAAGGCAACAACTTCAATCGTGCGCGAAGCACGCACATATACACCAGAAGCAGGTAACTCATTCGTTCGTGATGCATTCAATGCACAAGTTCGTGGAGACTTTGCTGCACAAGAGCGTCTTGCTCGCCACATGAAGGAAGAATCAGTTGAGCGTCGCGATGTTGATACATCAAACTTCGCTGGACTCGTTGTTCCACAATACCTCGTTGACCTCGCTGCACCTCTTGCACGCGCAGGCCGTCCAACTGCTGATTTCGCAACAAACAAGATGGCACTTCCTGCCGCTGGTATGTCGCTTGAAATCAGCCGTATGACCACAGGTACATCAACAGCAATCCAGGAAACACAGAACACTGCAGTTTCCGAAACAGACGCTGATGACACCCTGCTCTCTGTCCCAGTGCGTACAATCGCGGGACAACAGGACCTATCCCGACAGGCCATTGAGCGCGGAACAGGCATTGATGCATTCGTCATTGCTGACTTGATTCGCTCCTGGCACACAACACTTGATTCACAGGTACTCAACGGAACTGGTTCCAATGGACAGTTCAAGGGTATCCGCGCTTCAGGTGGAAACGCAATTACCTTCACTGCAACAACACCAACAGTTGCATTGCTATATCCAAAGTTGGCAGATGCTCTACAGCAAGTTCAGAGCAATGTGTTCACCACACCAACTCACTGGATTATGCACCCACGCCGCCTAGCATTCTTGCTAGCAGCAACTGACACTGCAGGACGCCCAGTAGTTGTTCCAACTGCAGGTGGCCCAATGAACGCAGTTTCAACTGGCGCAGGCGTTGCTCAGTACGCAAACAGCGGATACCAACTTCTTGGTCTCCCAATCATCACTGATGCAAACGTTGCTACAAACTACGGTGCAGCCACCAACCAAGATGAAATCTATCTTGTTGATGCACGCGAAATGCACCTCTGGGAGCAACCAGGCGCTCCATTCTCACTTCGCTTTGATGCAACTGCCCCTGGCAGCCTAACCATCAAGACCGTTGTGTATGGATTCTCTGCATTCACCGCAGAGCGCTATCCAAAGGCCGCTTCAATCATCAGCGGAACTGGCCTCGTAGCACCATCCTTCTAGTCTGAAGGAATAACTAAATAGTGGTGTTGGAGCAGGTGGGAATCCCCCGACCTGCCTGCTCCAGCACTTCATTATGAATCGGGGGATTCAATGAAAACAGGACACAAAGTTTCAATCGGTGCGTGTGACCCAGGCACCGTCAATGCGGCGTGGGCATATCGAATGTTTCAACT